ATCCTGCTGAAGTTGCTGAATTAACAGAAAGAATAATAGCAGATGAAAACATAAGACGACTTTCAGAAATTCAAACAGAAGATAAAATACTAAAAGGTTTTACTTATGCTAATGAAGTAATAAGAACTGTAAGTAATACCGCACAGGCGGCTGGATCAGTAGTAAATGTTGTTAGAGGTATAAACGACATTAGAACTGGAAATGCTAGACTTGCAATGGATATTGCAAATTTTAATGAGAAGAATAAGAAAAGAGATCCTATAGATATTGATTTAGAAAGAAGAAAAGCTGAAGCAGATATATTGAAGACGCGAGCAGAAGCAGCTAGAAATTTTGCTCAAGCAGGAAAAGCAACTGGAGCTAGTTCAAGTAAAACTGTTAATACTTCTAACGCTTCTAATACTTCTAATGCTTCTAATACTTCTAATACTTCTAATACTTCTAATACTTCTAATAATGCTAATACAGGCTTTTCAAATAATTCTGGAAAAACTAATAAAACTAATCCGGCTTATAACCCTTCAAGTTCGCCATATAGTTCGAATACAAATAAATCATATAATAGTTCTAATACACCATATAATACATCAAACATTGATTATGGAAGAGCAGCTGTTTCACAATATAGCTCAATGCCAGTAAGTGCTATTACAGATCCTACAAGACTACTGCCAGCCAAGCATCAAAGAAGAGCCTGGTGGTTATAATATCGTAATAAAAAGATAAGGAGAACAATCATGCCAACATTTGCAGAGCGAATTAAGAATTCGTGGAATGCATTCATGGGTAGAGATCCTGCTGTTAAAAATTACTATTACGGTGGTTTTAGTTCAAGACCTGATAGAGTAAAGCTATCTAGAGGTAATGATAAATCTATAGTAGCATCAATCTATAATCAGATAGCTATTGATGTATCTCAAATTAATTTCAGACACGTAAGAGTAGATGAAGAAGATTACTATGTTGAAGACATAGATGACTCACTTAATAGAATTTTCAAAATAAACGCTAATTTAGATCAGACAGGAAGACAGTTTATCCATGATCTTGTACTATCAATGATTGATGAAGGTTCAGTAGCTATAGTACCCATAGATACAAATGTTGATCCTCTGACTCATGATGCGTTTGATATTTATTCTTGTCGTGTTGGAAAAATAGTAGGATGGTTCCCTCAACATATCAGAGTTGAAGTATACAATGAAAATAATGGCAAGAAAGAGGAACTCCTATTACCCAAAAGAATCGTTCCAATTATAGAAAACCCTTTCTATATGGTAATGAATGAGCCTAATTCAACACTTCAGCGTTTAATTCGAGTATTAAATCAGATTGATAGACTTAATGAACAGAATGCTGCTGGAAAGATGGATTTAATCATTCAGGTTCCATATAGTATTAAAGGTCAAGCCAGAAAGAATATGGCAGAAGAACGTCGTAAAGACATCGAAGCACAACTTACTGGTTCACAATATGGTATTGCTTATGTTGATGGCACAGAAAGGGTAATTCAGCTTAATAGAGCTGTTGAGAATAATCTTTGGAATCAAGCTAAAGATTTGATGGAAGAATTATTTAATCAGTTGGGAATGGCTAAAACCATTTTCGATGGAACAGCAGATGAAAAGACTATGCTGAATTATTACAATAGAACTATAGACCCAATTTGTGCTAGAATCGTAGAAGCAATAATCTATAAATGGTTTACAAAAACAGCAATTGCTCAAGGACAATCTTTAAAGTATTTTAGAGATCCCTTTAAGCTTGTTCCTGTTGAACAGCTTGCTGAGATTACTGATAAGTTTACTAGAAATGAAGTTCTTACTAAGAATGAAATTAGATCTATTATTGGTAAGAAACCTTCTGATGATCCTAAGGCTGATATGTTGCGTAATAGTAATATTAATCATCCAGAGGATAAGATCGAAGCAGAACAGCAAGTAGGTAATATTCAGCAATCACAACAGTTTGATGAGCAGAATAATTTCAAAATAAATTAATTTTTCTAATTTTAATGATAATCAGTATTAATTAATGATATGATTAAGTTTGATACAATAAAATGAACAGACTGAAAGTTGATTTATATTTTACTGTTAATCATAAATTTATTTAAGGAGGCATGACAATGTCAGTAACAGGTTATGACTTTTGTGGCTGGGCTACAAAGAATGATCTTAAGTGCGCCGACGGTCGTGTTATTAGGCATGGGGCATTTACTGCTAATGACGGCAAGAAAGTACCCCTTGTTTGGAATCATCAGCATAATTCGCCAGACTGTGTTCTTGGGCACGCCATTCTGGAAAACAGAGATAATGGTGTATTTGCTTATGGTTTCTTTAATAACACTAAGCAGGGTCAGGACGCTAAAGAGCAGGTTAAGCATGGCGATGTAGAAGCCCTTAGTATTTGGGCTAATAATCTTCAGCAGGCTGGTTCTGATGTTCTTCATGGTGTAATTAGAGAAGTAAGCCTCGTACTTTCTGGTGCTAATCCTGGCGCTTTTATTGAGTCAGTTGCACACTCCTCAGATCCTATTGAGGAATGGGAAGATGAAGGAATTTTCTATACAGATGAAGGAATTATCATTGAACATAGTGAGCCTGTAGTCACAGAAGAAAACACAGAAGAAAAGGCCGAAGAGCCTAAAGAAGAGACTTCTGAAGAATCTACAGAAGAACTCTCACATTCAGATGAAGGAGAAAAGAAGATGGCAGATTCAAATGATAGGACTGTACAGGATGTTCTCGACACAATGAACGAAGAGCAGAAGACAGTAATGTATGCACTTATTGGTGCAGCAATCGAAGACGCTAAGGGCGGAAAATCAACAAATTCGGAGGATGAAGAAATGAAGCACAATATGTTTGAAGGTAGCGCAGCAGATAATGGCAACTTCCTTAGCCATTCTGATATTGACACAATCTTCTCAACAGCAAAGAAGTCTGGCTCTCTTAGAGATGCTTTTGAGGCTTATACAGATGGTGGTGAGCTCGCTCACTCAATTGACACAACAGGTATGGATGTAGCAGTAGGATCACAGACATATGGTTTCAATGATCCTGATATGTTGTTCCCTGATTATAGACCACTTAAGGGCGGCGCTCCCGAATGGATCTCCAGGAGAATGGAGTGGGTAGACGTTGTTCTTAAGGGTGTTGCTAGATCACCTTTTAGCAGAGTAAAGTCTGTATATGCTAATATTACAGAGGATGCTGCTAGGGCTAAGGGTTATATTAAGGGTCATCAGAAGGCTACAGAGGTCTTCACGACACTTAAGAGAACAACAAGCCCTCAGACCATCTATAAGCTTCAGAAGATGGATCGCGATGACATCATTGATATTACAGATTTTGATGTAGTTGCTTGGATTAAGGCTGAGATGAGAGTAATGCTTGATGAGGAAATCGCTCGTGCAATCCTTATTGGTGATGGCAGACTTTCTGATGATGAGTATAAGATTAAGGAAGATTGCGTTCGTCCTATCGCTACAGACGTACCTCTCTTTAATATTCAGTTTGGTGTAAAGACGTCTGCTCAGGATACTCCCTCAGATGTAGCAAAGAAGTTCATGGACGATGTTATCAGAGCTCGTAAGAACTACAAGGGCTCAGGTAATCCCATCATGTTCACAACAGAAGACATGCTTACAGAGATGCTCCTTCTTAAGGATGATATTGGACATAAGCTTTACAAGTCTGAGTCAGAGATTGCTACAGCTCTTAGAGTTTCTAAGGTTGTTACTGTTGAGCCTATGGAAGGTCATCAGATTTCAATTGATGGAACAGATTTCGATCTTCTTGCTATCGTTATTAATCTTAACGATTATAACGTAGGTGCTGATAAGGGTGGAGCAATCAGCATGTTCGATGATTTTGATATCGATTTCAACAAGTATACATACTTGATTGAGACTAGGATTTCTGGTGCTCTTGTTAAGCCTTTCTCTGCAATTACACTTTACAAGAAGCCTGTATCTTAAGATAAATAATTGGCTATGTTAGTTGCTATCATTTTTGTCTCCTACTATTCCAATAGTGATTAGCATAGCCATTATTTATATTTTGGAGGATTACTATGAAGTTTGTAGGAAAGATTGGTTTTTGGATCGCGGATAGAGAGATCAAACCTGGTCTATTTGAACCCGGTATAGTAGAAAAAGCATACACTGGTGATGTTTCAAGAGATAATAGACACTGGAATGAATCTAGTGAGAGTCTTAATTCTAATTACAGGGTTAATAATGAGATCAGTATATTATCCGATCTTTATGCAAGACAGAATTGGCAATCTATCCGTTATGTTCTTTGGAATGGAACATATTGGTCTGTTAGTAGCGTTTCTCTTGGATACCCTAGAGTTACAATAGTACTTGGAGGTGTCTATGATGGAGAAAGAGCTTAAATGGGAACAGCTAAGAGATCAATTATATTTGGTAAATAATACAAAGAATGTGTATTATAATCCGCCTTCATCTATTAAGATGGAGTTTCCATGTTTTAGATTTGAAATGAATAATTTGGATGTTAAACATGCTGATAATAAAGCATATTCCCGCAAGAATAGATGGGCTGTTACTTATATTTCTAGAAGTCTTGAAGACATAGAAAAAGTACAAAATGAAATGCTTGATATTTTTCAGTATTGTAATTTTGACACTTCATTTAGAGCTGATAATCTAAATCATGCAGTATTCAATTTATATTTTTAATAGGAGGACACTATTATGTCTAAGATCGTTTGGGATCAGGCCGGTGAAAGACTTTATGAGACTGGTGTGGATCAGGGTGTTGTATATCCAAAGGTTAATGGAGAATACCCTTCTGGTTATGGCTGGAATGGTTTGACATCTGTTGAAGAGTCACCTTCTGGTGCTGAGGCTACAGCTCTTTGGGCTGATAATATTAAGTATCTCAATCTTATTTCTAATGAGGAGTTTGGCTGCACAATTAATGCGTATACATTCCCCGATGAATTTAAGGAGTGTGATGGTACAAAGACTGCTGCTAATGGTCTTGTTGAGATTAGCGGTCAGACAAGAAAGTACTTTGGTTTCACATATCGTTCA